ATTGTCATTAGCAGCCGTTGCTTTTGCAGTCCCGTTCATGCCGCCTGTTGGAGTATTTAAGCTATCCCCGCTTCTTGTTGTAGCTTTACCTAGCAATTCGTTAATATCCACTTGCGACATATCATCTGGGATACGATCAGGCAGCTTTAACACTTCGGCAATATGGTTGACATTATCGCGAGTAGGAGCAATAAGCCCAACAGCCTTGATACGTTGAATGGCTTTAGAGAATGCTTCCAAATCAGCATCTTCCAAATCACCAAACTCAAACGTAGGGTATTGTTCTTCACGCCAGCCATTAAGACGGAACAGGAAAGGAATCAATTCACTATTCAGAACGTCACGGATTTCCTTAAGACGCGATTCAATAGCCATAGCAAGCATATTAGTTTTGCTGTCAGCCAAGGAATAACTACCAACACCGTCTTGTCCCAAACGCAATACATCTGCAAACAACGATGTTAATATCTTATTATCCCAACGCTGAATACTATCTGCCAGATATTGAGCCGTGGTGTTATTAACACTCAACAACTCAAACTTGAACATCGGCTGCTTAGACTCAGGGTCGTACAGCAACGGCATAACAATGCCTGTCTGTTCATTCATGTGCAGATTGCGAACAAGTTGCTTGTAGTGGGCATATACAGCCTTATCGGCCTCAGAAGCATCATTTGCCATGTACTTCGGATGAATCCATACAACAGGAACACCGTTTACGTTCTTGCTGTATCCGATGGCTTCAATCTCTTCCAATTGAGCGCGGATGCGATATGCTGTATAACATGCCAGCAAAGGGCTTTGACCTTCTGGATTATCCTTCACAGGGTCAGTGCGGAATAACAGGCAACGTTCACGAGGAATGATAATAGTGTTGCTTGCTACATTGCTGTCAGATGGCAAGCCATACTGATTTTGCACCACTGTCTGTTCAATACCAGCCAACTCGCGCTTGTCGGCACTAAATATCCATTTGGTGATAGTGTCTTGGCTACGAGGTGCAAGTTTCTTCAGGCCAATCAGGCCATCATTATACTTACTACCATTCTTGTAGCGACGACGACGAGGGACAATCTCGTGAACATCAAATCCAAACGTGAATACGCTAGACACTTCCTTGATAAAATTAAACCAAGTATGATCCATGTCGTGCATACATTGCTTGACAAAATCAGCACGTTTAACCTGAGCATCTGTAGCCCCTTCAGGTGGAAGGACAGACCAATTAACACGACTGACAAGCAATTCAAATGCTTTCAAAGCAGCAGAGATTGTTGTATCTCTACGCATCTCCTTGAATGTGCGAATACTGTTAGGCCAACGTAATTCACGCTTGGCTTCCTCATAGATAATACCAGAGGCCACCTTAAGGCCATTATAGCCAATCTCAGACAATGCCATTCTAGGAATGGGAGAGCCATCTGGCATCAAGGCTTCTTCTTCAGCCATACGTTCTCCTAATTATCTATTTTGAAAAATGTTATTAAAACGAGACTCACCCGAAATATCAGGGAGAGAGAATACAGGAATGTCTACACCGCTGGATAACCAAATGTATCCATCCGAGGTGCTGTCAACTTGCAATATCTTCAGAACAGGGCGCTAATCCTATTCCCGCTTATTAAGCTGCTATACGTCGCCGCATAGATGAGGTCATATCTTCACCTTACTGAGTAAGGGCTTACCGTTTCGCTTCGCTTGAAGCTACTCTACTTTGTTCATGCTGAAATATATCAGCAAGCATTTCGATGACCGTCACACGTTCCTATTTCTAGGCTTCGCTAGGTATTGTCTCAAAGAGATGTCCACCTAATTAGATAAGTTTATAGACAACCAGAGCCGTTAGGCCAATCGTCTTTATTCTTCCGATTCCCGTCAAATGTTTCAAGTTCAAGGATATAGGCATCATTCCATTCTGCCTTTACAATCTTAACCCTGCCAGACTCGCTGGCTGCACAGAATGGGGCAAAACGTTGAACCTTACTCTTTTGTGCTGTCTTCCCTTTAGCGTAAAAGCCTTCAGATGCCAAGTCACCAATCAAAGTGGAAGCATAATGCTTTCCAGCGGCTCCGGGGTCAACAGGTACGCTAATCATTGTTTCAGCGCCATCTGCCTTGGCTGTCTCTAGCATTCTCTGGTAAACTTCACCATGTCTTGCTTGAAACCTGACAACATCTTCAACATATACGTTGTCAAACTTATCCTTCGACATCAAGACGCCAACAGTCCAGTCTGGATTCGGGTTTAAGTCTGAAGGTACTGCGCCAGATATATCCCATGCCCTTACTTTCTTAACAACGTTGAGTGGAGGCTTTTCAATAAGTTCACACCATTCAGCTTTCCAATATCCAGAGCCTTCTTCTGAAACATCCCAATTACCAAGCAACAATCTTGCACGTTCTACACGCGGCAATGACTCAAGCCATGATACATATTGAGGGTTGTTTTCAAGTACAACAGGATTATCTTTTACAGTGGCGTTAATGAACGTGAAAGAAAGAATATCTTCCAGCTTTGCGCCGTACTTTTCACAAACTTCTTCAGGGCTGTCGCCCCAAAGGAATGTGTTCTCACTTCTCTTGAAGTAACGCTTTACTCCACAACGCTCTTCAATAGGAAAGCCTTGCTCGTCAATCCACCAATCTACCCATTTTCTTAGATACGAGTTTCGATCAGGGTTGCATGTTATTCGTAGGCGAGGGCTTATAGGGCAGTGCGGGTTTCTAAGCCGGGACATACAGTAGAGAACCATCTCTTCTTCAAACTGTGTACCCTCATCAATCAAGATTTCAGTGTATTCCGTACCCTGCCAGTTTCTATGATCTTTCCAATGCTCAAAATGTTTTAGAAAGATTTCTGCGCCAGAAGAAAACACAAACTTATTGTCTTGAGATTTCCACTTAACCTTGGGATCAATCTTGATAAATAACTGCATTGCTTTATCAAGAATACCACCAGATGCTTTTAGCTGCGTTGTTGTTCTTCGCGTAACAACTCCACGGAAGCCGGGATGCTTGATATGCGGTACAAAATCCATAACCCCTAAGTAGCTCTTGCCTGAGGAGGCCGCTCCACCGAAAACGACAATATCTGCGTCCGATGTAATAAACATCTGTTGTTTACGGCTCTTAGGGCCAATAACTTCCTGTTTATTTTTTGCAGACATTCATTACCCCACTTCTTTATAATAACCCCCACCTATCACTTTTGTCAATAGGTGTGGATAGCTATTATTCACTTTTGTTATTAGGAACAATATCCAATGTGAAGATTGTTGCTGAAGACGTTTCTAGGCTATTATCCAAGTCATCATCAGCAGTGGCCTTTCCTTCTTCCACTTGTTCAAGCCGATGATTAAGCATTTGCAGATTCTTCTGCATAAGCGTTTGACGATCAACTTGCTGGATAAGCCCTTGAACAGTGCCTACAATCATTGTAGCTGCCCGGAACTGTTCCTTCTTGGTGTTCTCACTATCACGCATGTAGTTGATAATGAAATCCAGAGCTTCATCTGTGTAATTGCCCAGTTTACGGGCCATCTTTGTCAGGTCAGCTTTGCCTAGCGGCTTTTCAGCATTGCTTGGTCTACCTGTCTTCTTCTTCGGTGTTCCGTCCTTCTTCAGAGGACTTACACTTTCAATATTCATACGTCTACCACCTCTAATTGACACTCATTATTCATTGCATATTGGTAATGTATTATCCCTAATACACATCTCAGTAAACCCTGTTGGCTCCTCGACAACCTCTCCGATAATGGGAAGGCTCTTATTCGATGCACAGCCAGACAGGATTATTGCCAGCCAGATAACTCGTGCCATTTCCCACCTTTCATAATGTATTGCCATTCATAGGGGAGAGCGGATGGGGACATTGGCCAGTGATAACGATTATCAAGGATATATCCACCCTTGTCTGTATTCACCCACAACACACAATGTCCTTCGCCAGTTTCAGTCTTGCATGTGCAGAGGAGTAGAGAATCCAAACTCCACCCCATCTCTAGCAGCATTGCCCTTTTCTTCAAGGCGTAATCTTCACAATCACCTTTATTCAATGCTTCAGTCCAATATTCCACCTCGCCGTAGTTATCAGCATCTGTAGAATATGTGGTTTCAGCATTTACCTTGCTATTAATGCTCTCTGCAACGCAATACCTATTGTTCATACTTTTTATTCCGCAGCAGGTTGACTGAATACAACACCACTTACCCCTTCACTTTGAGAAGGTGATAACTCACTTCCACAGAAAGGTTGTTTGCAGAGGCGTAGATGATTCGTGGGCAAATATCTGTGCGCTCAGGGATTTTGATAAGATAATCAATATCATCAAAATATAATGCCCCTCTATTTAATTATTTTTATAAATTAATTGATCGCCTGTTGAAAGCCCGGCGGAAGGGCTTTGCCCGAACATCTTTCTACACAATGGTAGGTGAGCGGATAAAACACCAGCCAAATTGTGCTTTTCGGGGGAGAACAACAAGTGTTCAACAAATCCGACAGAGGCATGGCTGGTTCATTCTTTTACAAAGAACTTGAATAAGAGATGCTGCGCTCAACCGTTGCTTCCAGAGGTTCCGTATTGATGCTACACTCAATGTAGCTAACGCAGCAAATGAGAGATGTGTATTGCGACCGGGAATCACCCAATCCATTAACCAATACACATTAAACGCAAGCCATTCTTATCATGTTCTTGTATGGCTTGGCCTAGTGGCTCGGAGCCTTTCTAGGTCTTGAGGCTGGTTCTCCCACGAACCGGATACTTTTGATTAAAGTGAGTTCAGCTTCTCACCGGGAATATTGTTGTTTTCACAACATAACAGCACCACAACCTATCTCAATGAATGTTACATTATAACAAAAGATGCTGTCTACATTATTAGATTAACACCACCACCCTTGTTTTGTCAATAGATGTGGCAATGTTTATTCACGATATGTCGTAAAATGATGCCTTGACAGCACATCCCATTCAGTAAGAACACTCAACGGCTTATCTTCCTTGTATTGTGGATACAATGCCATTGTCAGACAATCTGTACACAAATCCTCTGGCGTTCCATCCGGCTTCTTCTTACGCAGTTCCCCATAACGCAATATGCGCTCACAACAAATACATCTACTCATGTTCAATCCTCGTTATTGTTTTTATTATGGAATTTATTATTCCCTTCGCCTTTCTGACTAACCATCTCCCTATACCCCTCAACAATCAATTCTAATTCTTTTGAATAAGAAATTAATTGTTCCACTGTCACTCTCCAATACTGCACCACAACGCCGTCAGGCGTGTCTTGTGTTATCTCCCAAGCCTTCAATTGTGGTCGTTGTATAATAGGTGGTGGAGGAACTTGTGCAACAACAAATGTTGCAGGCTGCTTAGGGCAAATTGCACTGCATCCAGACAGCAACGTAATAGCCAGCGCATAACATACCTCCCTGATCATTTTGACCACCCCATATTATTCAACTCACAATCGCTAAACCAAGTTACTGTTTTCGGGCCTGTGTATCTTGGCCTACGATGTCTAGACAACACATAAGCCTCAACCATACTGTCTACATCGCCAATAAAGAAGATGTTTGAATACTCTTTACCGCATGTGAACTGCTGTACGTGCTTTAAGTCGGAAGTAAATAACACTTCAACGTAATGTTTTCCACCTAATGTTGTGTATGTTTGTCGAGTGAAGAAATCATATACGCCCTTCCTCGAACATACAAACAAACACAAGGGATTCTCATGTCCACGGATGTCAATAAGGTGGTCTGCGATTTCACCTACAACACCAAAAATAGTGCTCACTTGTTTATATGTTGTACGCCTCATTTCTTCCACACATCCCAGCAAACTAATGTCATGGCGACTACATACGGTGCAGACAAGACCACCACCATCACAACACTGCCCACAACACCTACCACTTCAATCAAACTTGACATTTCCAGCCTCATTCTTCAAATAATCAATACTGCCCTTACAATCCTTTGGAAGAGGCTTCTGTAAAAGCCTCTGTAAGGCGATTCTAGCATCACTATTGCTCTTGGCAATACCTTCATTCATCCTTGCTGCAATCTCGTCTGCAATCGCCTTCTGAGAGCTTAAAGAGGCTATTGTAGCCTGTTGCTGCACTACTTGTTGGTTGATAGCTCCTATAGAGGTGGTGAGACGTTCATTCTCCCTCATCAGGTGATGTGCTTTTTGCATATAGAACGCTAACCCCAACACACCTACTACCCACACCACTGTCTGTCTATTCTTCCACATAGATAAGAGGATTTCTAGCATTCGTCAACACCCTTTAACACAACAGAAGAAACAAGATCAAAAACACCACCCTCACTACCACTCATACCAACATATTTGTCATTCACAAACACAATATATTTGTAATCAAACAAATCATCGTTGCTCCCTTTAAGTAACTGGATAAACACTGTAAGAGATGGTGCATAGACATCTAAATCTTCCCAACACAAGATTTTTGTGTTTACAACACTACTCACCACCCTGTCACCACACCACTGATACGTTGTCTCAGGTTCGACGTATTTATAATTATTAAGTAAATAATTAAATAGAAGGTTGTATTCAGGCGTCATAACTATTCCTCTTTATAGGATGGCTGCTGGTTAGGTAATGTTGTTGCTCTAGATAGCAAAAATTGATTACATAAGATGAATGTAACACTGGTTGTTCCGGTTGTCAATAGCTTTGTTACAAGAGAAGGAAGAAATAGTTGTGTTGGCATAGGGGCTTCTATTCTTTGTTAGGGTGTCAGATGAGGACTGAACAGGTTAAATAATTATTT